TTATTCAAAAAAAATAGAAATCTCCCTTTCCTCCGTAACAACAACAGATTCAAGCAGACTTAACCATAAGTCTTGCTTATCCTCTTTATCCAATGAATGATACATTTCTATAAAATCCCCGCTTAAAATATTTTCTAATTCTTCAAAGTCAACCTTAGATTCCTCTTTATTAACATTCAAAGAATCAAGCTGCGTTTTATATACTTCAAAATCAGCCTTATAGGTATCAAGATCTATTAATTCATTAATATACAATTCTTTTAATCGTTCCAACTTTCTTTCAATCTTCTTCTTATCCACCATAGGCTTAATAGGTGCGGATTGCCTTAAATTATACTCAACCTTAAAGCGACCTAGTTCAGCCACAATGTTATCAAGTAAATATTTTTCTATAAATTCTTCTGGAACCCTCTTTCTATTATCACAATCTAAATTCCTTACAGCAGATCCACAACGGTAATAATAATACCCGCCTTCCGGATCCCTTGGGTTCTTTGAAAAGGTACCAGATAAAGCACGGCCACAAGTACCACACTTCAAAAGACCACTAAATAAATAAATACGACCAGAAGGGGTACGTTTAATATAATTCTTCTTCATAATATCTTGAGCCTTATCAAATTGAGTCTTGGAAATCAAAGGTTCACAGTATTTATTATTTCCCCTATAGGAACCATAGTACATAGTATTAGAAAGCATACTATAAACCGTATTATAATTAATTTCATACCCATAGACATTTCTAATATGGCGAACCACGGCCATTCTTGAACGAGCCTTAATATAAACATCAAAAGCAGCTTTAGCAATATGAGACACCTCCGGATCCAACACAAGTTTTTTACCTTCAATCATGTAACCTAAAGGACAACTTCCGGAAATAACTTCACCGTCGGCTACTTTCTTTTCAAATACAAACTTTATTCTTTCACTAGTACGATCCGCTTCATCTTGATTAACGGATAGGCGAATATTAAGATTAAGTCTACCACTTGCGGTAGAAGTGTCATAATCTTCTAAAGTAGTTTTCCAATTAACATTACAAGATTCTAACACTTCTTGTATCTTGTAATAATCAGAGACAGAACGGAACCACCTATCAAGCTTAATAAAAAGAATTAAATCAAACTTACCAGCCTTGGCGTCGCCTAACATGCGGACGAATTCTTTTCTTTTATCAAATCTCTTCCTTGCGGTGTAACCTTCATCTATATAAGAATCAATAATTTTATAACCATTTTTCTTAGCGTAGGAAACTAAAGAAGCCTTTTGAGCTTCAATAGAATAACCTTCCCTAACTTGTTCATCAGTAGAAACACGGACATATAAAGCAACACGAGTAATATCAGAATACATAACAAATCTTCCTTTCATGGCCCCGTGTTCTATGGTATAATATAAAAGAACACGGGGATATTGTACATGCGGTGCAAATCTCTTTCACGCCACCAGGTACGCCAATACTTGGTGGTATTTTATTTGCAATAATTTAAATACCTAATCTAACTAGATACTGAAATTCGTCGTCTAAAGTCTCTATTTCGCCAGTTATCTCATTCATGAACATACACTTTCCACCATAGACATAAAAATAGACACTAGCGAAACCTTCTCCGTCTATTAATGCTTCCCTAACCCTATCTGAATATATGGGGTCGGTATATCCCATAAACGAGCTTTTATTCTCAATGCCATCAAGGTAAATCGCAAACGACTCTTTATCCTCAACCTCATCTATAGGACAACTTACCCTACCTTGCGAACTCCAAGGTTCGTACTCAAATACATATTTCACCCAGCCACTCTCTAAGTCGTCCCTAACTTCTTTCAAAGATAAGCCTTGCCAACGATCATCTTTACTATAACCATTATCATTTTTTAACAGCCCAAGTAAATTGTCGGCAGGGTCAATCATTATTTCTAAGCCAGGTGCTATTGGTTCATTAGTTGGAGGGTTGCCAAGGGACAACTTTCTAACAGGAGCATTGACCTTCTTGGCCTTCTTTATTCTTTCTTTATCTGGTTCATATCTTTTGTGATAAAAGTAATAACATATAGCTAGGGCAACTATTGCCCCTGGTGCTATTTTCTTAAAATCTCCTAGAAAAATACTAACAACTAACGCAAGTACAGTAAAGACCGCAACACCTATAGCGATTTTACCATTTCTATTTATTTTTTTATTAGCTTTTTTATCCACAAAATCCCCCTCCTTTAGTTAGCTTCTTTTTTCCCTCCTATATCTTGTAATACTGATGATCTTTCCGCCCCTTTTAATTCAGCTTCTAGTTCACGCCTATAACTTTCCACTTCCTCATCGATTTTTCTTTCGGCAGCAGCCGTTTCATTATTACTATTAAATGCCCTGGTCACGGTTTGTATATATTCTTTAATAACGGCCCTTTTATCAGGGGGTAAAGTAAAATAAGATTCCAATATTACCTGGTCGAATTCATCAAGATTATATTGACTAACAATACCAGATAAAAAAGAATTTCTTGTTTCTACAAACATCTCACCCTTACCATTCCTTAACCAATCTTCATTGACATTATAAGTTGTACAAATCAATTTAATGTTAGATTCGGTAACCCCGCGTTTGCTAGATTCAATATAAGATATTGCGGTCTTTGTCAAACCTATCCTACCGCCAAAATCCTCTTGATTCATTTTAAGATATTTTCTCAGTTCAGAAATGCGATCGTTTATTTTATTCTCCATACTCTCACCTCCCCATACTATGTTTAAAAACATTATAATAAATAAAATTACCAAAGTCAACAAAATAAAAATTAAAAGTATTGACAAAGTAAACATAGGTAACTATAATGTAATCAAAGGTAATTAATTTCAAGCACAAACAAAATAAGAAAGGGGCAAAGGCAAATGAAAAAGTTCGAGGTAAGAAAGACATATTATGCAAGAAGTGCTTGTAACAGCGACACAATATTTGAAATCAAGATAGTAAAGAGAACCGCAAAATCAATCGTATATGAACAACACGGGAAAGTGAATCAAAGAGCCTTCTTCAAAACAGACCAGGACGGAGAATATTTCGTACAAGGTAACTACTCAATGGCACCAGTATTTAGGGCAACCAAAGAAATAGAAACAGAACCAAAGAAAGAACTACCAGACAATGTAATAGACTATGCAGAAGCTAAAAGAAGGAGAGAAGAGCAGAAACAGGAGAGGGTGGAGACGATAACCAAAGATGAAGCCTTAACCATATTAGGAGACAGAGCAAGAGAATTAGCGGCCAATCCAGAGGTTATGCAAGAAGCAAGAAAAATGCAAAGGAAAGGGAAAACACCGGAAGAAATACAAACTTGGATCTACCACTTGGCAGTAGGAACATTAATAGGGGTCAAATAAAATAGCCGGGGGTTTATCCCCCTGGCACCAAGAAAGGAGCAAAGGCAATGGATAAAGTAAAAGGTTTCAATAAATTAACTAAGGAGCAGCAAGAACTATTAATAAGAACTAATGCAAGGCACAAGGCAGGGGTCGGAACAGACTATAAAGACGGGTGGACACCTATAAATGTAAAGCCACTAGGGAAAAACCTTAAAGTAACTTTTAAAAATGGGGATTGGCTACACTATACGCCACAAGGAACCTGGTACTAAAAATAGGAAGGAGCAAAGGAAGATGAAAAAGGGAGTTAGCAAAGCAGAACTTATAAAAAACCTAGAAGCCACATTGAAACTTACGAGGGAAGAAATAAGCGGCCTGGAACTCAAAGACGACGAAACAGTAATAATTCATTATGAAAATGGTCACAAAAGACCAGTGAACATAGCTTGCAATAGTGGAATTGCAACTATAAGAGATATTGCAAAGGCTATATAAAGGAGGTGAAATAAATGTTTGACACAAAAAAAGAAATCACTAAGGAAGAAAAGATTGACGCAGAAGAATTCGCAAAAGAACTAAAGAAACTTTCAGAAACAGAAAAAGCAAAAATCTACTATATGATTAAAGGCTGGCAGCTACTAACTAATAATGGGATTGAAACAAAGGCGGTGATTTAATGGCAAATAAGAAAAGTAGGAACCTCCGCCCAATAGCGGCGGAGGAACCTAAGATAAAAACCACCAAAGATTGGACAAGTAACTTTGATAATCATTTTTTCCCAGGGGACAGGGTTTCGGAAGAAATAGCCCTTCACTTTGCAGAAGTAGTGGCACCAACTACAGCAGAAGAAAACTTCATTCAATGTGGAGAGCCTACAGACCTAGTAAATGGGAGGTACACATATACAACATTTATATTTGACGGGAGAAGCTGGGTATATTGTGGGAATTGCCACCAGGGAGAAAAAGAAGAACCGGAGGTCAAGGGCCATGGGGAACAACTTTAGAAAAATGATAATCCTTCATAAAGGGAGATATTACGAAATAGATAAAAAACCAGAGTTTCACCAGGCGGCATGTAGACATAAATTTATAAAAGCACAAATAGTAAAGACGTTCGACGATTTAACAAGGGAATTAGCCGGAGGAATAACAGAAAAAGGAACATTCAAACGCACGCAAAAAGTATTAGAACTTAGCAAGGTCTTAGCAATGGACAAGCTACCTATAGGAAGATTATCCAAAAGCGTAAATCTATGCAAGAAGTGTGGGAAAGTGAAAGTAAGGAATAATTAAAAGGGGGTACAAACTATGGATCCGGAAAAGTTTATAAACATATTGTACAAGCTTATAGCAAATAAACACGGGGCAGAAATAACCATAACCAAGATAGAGAAATTGGAGAAGGAGCAGGACAAGGTGAAACAACCAGCATAGGATGGATAGAGTGGAGGGGAAACAAATTTCTTTCTTTGAACCTACAGACAAGCCCAAAAAGAAACCCAAAGAAAAACCCGAAACATACGACGCCACCATATGCAATAAATGCCTTTGTGGCAAATGTATATATAACGTCAATATATATCCTTATCCAACTAAAGAAGAACTAGAAATAATCAAATCAGAAGAAAGCTGCTTCAATTGCGACGATTGCTTCTACTATGGAATGGACAACGAAAAACTAAGCAAAAATATAGTGAAATTCAAATGCAGTAGATTTAAAAAGTCAACTCATTATATAGAAATAGAAAGATGTCATATAGAACTAGAAGCGGAAAGAAGAAGAAAAGCTTTTAAAATAATTTAACTTGCAGGAGGTACCAAGGAATGAAAATAGGAGAATTGAGTATGCGTTGTGGAGAATGTGGCCTAATAGATCATTGCGACGGACCATTTTCAGAAGTAGCAATATGTACAGAAAAAAGACTTTCAGACATAGACGAAGATACATTTTTTATATATCTGGAATCTTCAAAACTACCAGGTAGAGATACACTAGAGGAAAAGCAAGCGGTTATAGACGACGCATACGAAAGACTTATACAAGACGAGAAACAAACCCCAAAAAATATAACAAGGACAAGCTTAACCGAATCCTACAAATGCCCTACTTGCCAAAGTGAAAGATACTGGAAAGATGGGTTATATTGCAAGGATTGCGGACAAAAACTTAAATGGTAAACAGGAGGGATAAAGTGCTAATGGAAATAGAGGTAAAAAGCTACCCGGAAGAAGCAAAAGAACTAATCAGCATATGGGACAAGCATATAAATTCTTCCATAAATGGGCTGGGAGTAATAACTTTCGTAAACAAAAGGCCAAAGCGTGCAAAGGGAAGCGGAAGAAGAATAGCAGGACTTAAAGCAGAAAGCATAGCTTACTTGGGGGAGGATAGAGAACTGATAAAAATGTCAGTAGAAAACTTCATATATCTTATGGCTAAAAGTGGCGTAGAGATAGAAACCAAGGAGGTATCAAATGATAACCGTTAAAGAAGCGAAAGAAATAATGTTTAATGAATCAAGTGTCAGCCATGCAGGAATTGAGTACAGGAAAATATCAGCTTTAATATTTAGAAAATCCAACGGATCCTTTAGGGCTTTCGCAGAACTATTAGACAAAAATAGAAATAGTGTAATCATAGTTGGGTTGGATAGGCTTCGTCCAGGAGATATAGCAGCAGAAGTAAATCCAATAGACGAAGACATAAGAGAAAGAATAACAGAAGTAGAAGAATCCTTCGGACTATTTATCGAAAACACCTTAAAGGGAGACTACAAATTAGGACAAGAACACCTACACGACGTATTAAAAATATTAATAAAGATTGATGATAGAATAGTACGCTTTAATAATAATTGGACAGATACAAGCACGCTTGGCGGCGTGAATGAGCAAAGCACCGCAAAAGAAATTGAGCACCAGGGGGAACACGAATACCCAGATTTCCTAAGAGAAGGGGGACAAGCTTAATGGACAAGGAAAGCAGAAAGATATATTTCCAAATGGCCGTAATTGGCTACAAACATACTTTTAAAAAGCTAATGCAGCTAATCAAACTTAAAGCAAAAGGGGTATTCTTACAAATTCAATATAAAGTACTGGAAATAAGCTACAAGAGAGAATTAAGAAAAAGCATTACACAAAAAAGAGAATGGAAAAAAATCATATTAAAATATATAGCAATTGCAGCTATAGGAGTTGGAATATTTCTAATACTTCAATCACAATTGGAAAAATCAAGGGGATATAAAGCGATAGGAGGGGAAGGGTTCTTTTTATTCCTTCCACTTATATGGGCCTTTGGTGCAAGTCTCCAAGAAGGGGACGGCAAATAATGAAAAACAACAAAGGAAAGAAGAAGTCCGCCCTTAAAAATACGGGGCGGACAGAAAAACAAAGTACTTCTTTGGAAGTACTCCGTTATTTGTGATAAAAGATTGATTCCTTTGTCGGGCAAAGACTTTTGGGAATCACTATTTAGTTACACTAATATTTTATCACTAACAACGGTGCAAGTCAAGAAATGCGGGGGAATATCAACCGCTTATCGGGCTTGTAATAGATATTATTTTTACGACCATACCCAATATTCATAGTAATTATACATGCAGAATATAGGGGGCATAGATCTACATACCGGGGGAGTGATAAAGTGGCAAGTTATATTAGAGAGAAGAAAATCTATTGTGGTAAAAACTACATGGAAGTAGATATATATTCCTATACAAATAATCAACATAGAAGAGTAAAAGGGAAGAGAAGCAAGAAGAAGAAAGAATCACTACCAGCACAAAGAAACTTGAATGATAGAAACGCAAGAAGAAAATTAGTTCAGCTAGGAGAAACAAACTTCGGTAGGAATGATATTAGTCTTACTCTTACTTATTCAGATGATATGTTACCAGATAGCATAGAAGGAGCAGAAAAAGAAGTAGAAAATTACATAAGAAGAGTTAGAAGGAGAAGGAAGAAAGAAGGGCTAGAGGATCTAAAATATATTCTAGTAACATCATACAGAGAAGAAGGACCAGAAGACAATAAAGTACCTGTAAGAATACATCATCACATATTAATGAATAAGGGGCTAGATAGAGATATAGTAGAAGACCTTTGGAGAAAGAGAAGGAGAGCAGGAGAAAAAGAAGGAAAGCCGATAGGGTTTGCTAATGCAGATAGAATTCAACCAGATAGAAATAATGGTATAGCAGCATTACTTACATACCTAGCAAAGAATCCTTCCGGGAAAAGAAGGTGGACATGTTCTCAAAATCTCATTAGACCAGAGAGCAGGACAAACGACCACAAATATTCAAGAAGAAAAGTAGCAAGAATGGCAATGGAACCACTAGATATAGATTACTGGGAAAGACAATACCCAGGGTGGACAATAGCAGATCCAATATACGACTATGAACAGAAATACAACGATTTTACAGGTTGGAGCATATACCTAAAACTAAGAAGAAAAAGAGAGTGAAGACAAGAGTTATAAAGGTTATCCACAAACACATATAGCGTTATCCACAATGCAACAAACAACATATATAAAGTTATACACAAGAGAGAAAGGGGGAGTATTAGCAATGAATGATAAAAAAGAAATTCAAAGATGGAGGAATAGAAACAATAACGCCTGGGGTAATTTCTTTGAAAAAGGAATAGAAGCAGCTTGCAGAAGATACAAAGACGAGGGGAGGGCTAAAATATCCAAAATACCAGAGCCTTTCAGAGTGCTTAAAAAGGAAAAGACAGGGATATTCAAAGGGAGATTCACGGCCAAAGCAGACCCAGACTTTCAAGGAACATTAGCAGGAGGAAGATCAATAGCCTTTGAAGCCAAATACACTACCACAGACACCATAAGACAATCGGTATTGACAGAAGAACAGGCAGCAGCATTAGAGGACCACCATAATATGGGAGCATTAGCTGGTGTATGTGTAGGTATAGATGACGAATTCTTCTTCGTACCCTGGGATATATGGCGTGATATGAAAACCCATATAGGGAAAAAGTCGGCCAAAGCTAAAGACTTACAAAAGTACAAAGTAAAATTTACAGGAGCAGTTCTATTCCTAGATCCTTTGGAGGTGGAATAATGGCTAAAAAGAGGAAGAAGAAAGGAAATAAAAATTCTTTGAATTGCACTATAAGAGTTACAGAAAGAACAGCAAAGAATTTAGATATATTAGCACAAATGGGAAACCTTTCAAGCCCTGGAAGAGTAGTAGACAAATTAGTTAGGGAAAGAATGTACAAGCTAGAAAGAGGGGGAAAAGTAGATTGAAAAGGAAAAGAGTAGGAAACTCCGGAAGTAAATATGACTTTGAATCAAAAGAGTTTGAAAAAGACGTTGCAGATAAAAGGAAAGTAACAGAGGAATTTACCCAAGAACTACAAGATTTAATGTTAAAAGAAGTGAAATACAGAAATGGAATACCTATTTCATCTCACCAAAGAAAACTTTGTATTGTTGAAGCTATAAAAAGAACCTATGAGATATTAGGAGGGTAAGGGTTATGGACAAAATACGATGCGAAATATGCGGTAAGCCTGGCAGTAGAATTAACTTTATATGTGGAGAGTGTACAGCTAAGGCTATAACTAAAGCAAATATAAAAATAGGTAAAAAAACATTGGAAGTAATGGAGGAACTAGACGCAGCACTAGAAATAATAGCAAATACCGGAGCGGATCCGGAAGAAGAAAGCGAACTACTAAGGAAAATAAGAAGGTGAAGGAGGGGCAAAGACAAATGATAGACCTTTGGAAAGATATTAAAGGTTATGAAGGGAGATACCAGGTATCATACGAAGGCAAAATCAGAAGCATATACAAGAATGGAAAGACTAGGGAACTAACTCCATATATAAAAAACCACGGAAGGAAGATCCTTCAAATAGGGCTAAGCAAGAATGGAGTAAAAAAGGAAATACCGGTTCATACAATCGTAGCCCAAGCATTTATAGGAGAACCGAAAGCAGGACAAGTAGTTTACCATAAAAATGGATTGATAAGGGACAATTGGGCTTCCAATCTTGAATATATAGACAGAAAGACATTAGGAGAAATGACGGGTCCTGGGTCAAGAAGAAAGAGCGTAGCTAAAATTAATGCAGACGGAGAAATAGTAGCCGTATATACATCAGCTAGACAAGCAGCTAAAGAAAACTTTATGTCATACCAAACCATAGTAGATAGGTGCAATAGAAAGGTTAAAAGCCCTTTCGCACCAGACGGCTACGCTTACGCTTGGGAGGATTCGGAAGTTAGCATAAAACACGCTATAGGGAAAATAGAAGAATATCGAAAGGCAGCTTGTCTCAATATAGCACTACCCAGCTTAAAAAAGAATTAAGAAGGAGGAAGGGGAGAAATGCAACAAACAATTACTAAATACTTTTGTGATTATTGCAAAGATGAAGTAAGCATGACCGAGTATATCGAAGGCACAAAGATAGACATAAGAGTAAGCTTGGCAAATCCTAAAGGTGGTTGCGGTCAAGTCGCAGGACAAAGTATGAACATATGCAAAAAGTGTTCTGAAGAACTAGGCATTGTAAATTCAGAAGAATATCACATGTACACTTATTCACAATCAAGGCTAAGAGACACTATCGGAAAGGTTAAAACTAAAATAGTAGATATGTTCTATAAAAAATACCAAAAAACATTACAAGTAAAGCAGGACAGAACCGAAGCAATATTAACAATTTACGACGTTATTAATTCAGGAATTATCAGTGATGAATTAGAAGAAGATTTAAGAGATATAGCAAATGCTATACAGGGCAACAATTGGACAGGCGAAATTGAAGAAGGGTTTTAAAGAAAGGGGCAAGGACAAATGAACAAAGCACTATTTAGCAGTAAAAAGATGGATTGGTGTACTCCACAAAGCTTTTTTGAAGAATTAGACGAAACATACAACTTTAAATTAGACGCAGCAGCAAATCACAACAACGCCAAATGCAAAAAGTACTATACAGAGGAAGAAGACGGCCTAATACAGTCCTGGGAAATCGGGGGTTCTGTTTGGTGCAACCCGCCATATGGCAGAGAGATTGGGAAATGGGTCCGAAAGGCCTACGAAGAATCGATTAAACATAAAACTAGAATAGTACTACTTATACCAGCAAGAACGGATACAAAATACTTTCATGACTATATATACGGAAAGGCAAAGATTATATTTATAAAAGGAAGATTGAAATTTACAGATGAAAACGGGGAAGAGAAGCACCCGGCCCCATTTCCTTCAATGCTGGCGATATACAACGAAGAAAGAGAGATGGAAGTGAAAATGAAGGGCAAGGTTCACGATATTAAAATACTACCACAATACTTTGAAGACATAAAAAGAAAAACAAAGAACTTCGAGATAAGGAAAAACGATAGAGATTATAAAGTAGGGGACACTTTGATTTTAAGAGAATGGGACAACGAACAATACACAGGAAGATACCTAGAAAGAAAAGTAACTTATATATTAGATGATAAAAGCGGATATGTATTAAACGGGTATGTAGTAATGTCAATAATTTAAAGAAGTGGAGGGGAGAGAGTGAAGATATGGCAAAAGAAAAATATTGGGAAAATGGGTCGGGGTACTATGATCCTACAGCAGCAGAAACTATAGAGACTATATCCAAAGAAGAAAAAGCAAGAAGTAAAGAAGTACACGGCACAATACAGCAAATTAAAAACATATTAAAAGATAAAGACCTGGTACTACTAGAAAGAATAAAGATAAAAGATAGCAGGAGCAGGAAGGAATATATCTAAAGGGAGGTAATCAAAATTGGAGATTAAAGAGATTGCCAAAAAAGATGGTCTTTTAACAGAAAAAGAAATGGAAATATATAAAAAGCCGCAATGCAGCGGAGAAGAACTAGAAAAAATAAAAAGGTTTTATGACAAATTAAATATCCCAGATATTATGACACTAGAAGGAATGTACCTAATATTTCATAAGGAACTAAGAGTATTAAACTTAGATAAAATAAACAACTTCGAGCAACTATGTATCAAAAGAATAAAGTATAGAAAATATCTAAAAAGAAAAAGGAACAGGGAGAACCAAAAGAAACGGAGGTAGACAATGAAAATATTTATTGGAGGTTTACTAATAGGTATGTTTATAACCTGGGGATCCAATATATTATTTATAAGTTGGTATCTTAGGGAGCGGGACGAAGTAATAACAGATCTTATGACAGAGAACAAAGCACTAATTAAAAAAGCAAAAAGAGGGGGCGAAACAATGGATTCAGTCAAACCAGCAAAAAGTATATTCCTAGATAGAATAGGAGAAATGTATTGCATAACGAGAAAAAGGTTTAAATCAATCCCGTTACTCTTTGGTTGGAAGTTAGTAAAGGAAGAAAAGGACGAAGAGTACAGGGCTAGAATGTCAGAAATAATAAGACACGGATAATAAAAGGAGGGTAGAGCAATTGGAGACAAGAGAAATAACAGAAAGAGAATACAAAGCAGCTAAAGGAGGACAAAGCTTTTATATAATAACTTGTCCATTCTGTAAAAGAAAAGTACAAGCCCAGGTAAGAGGTTATGGGTCAAGAGGTAGACGTTGCGAATGCAAGGCTTTATTCAAAGGAAACATAGCAACAGTAAGCTATAAAAAATAAATAAAGAAATAAAAGAAAGGAGCAAAGACAAATGAAAATCATATCAATAATAAATTTAAAGGGTGGAGTAGCAAAAACTATATCATCTACAAACATAGGCCATATATTGGCAGCAGTACACAATAAAAGAGTTCTAATAGTAGACAATGACAAGCAAGGTAATTCCTCTAAAATGTTCAATCTACACAGTTACGAAAGAAAGAGTATTGCGGACATAATGACTACTAGAGGAATAGACGTAAAAGAAATTATTTTAAAAACAAATTACCCAAACCTAGACCTAATACCGGCCAACATGACATTATTAAAAGCTAACCTAGAAGTAATGCTAGATACTACAAGGCCACAACAAACAAGATTAAGGGCAGCACTAAAGACAATAGAAGATGAATACGACTATTGCATAATTGACAATGCACCAGATATAAACATTAGCACTATAAACGCCTTAGTAGCTTCCGACGAGGTACTAATACCAATCAAGACAGACAACTTCGCATTTGACGGATTGAAAGAACTAAAAGAACAAATAGACAATACTAGGGAGGACCTAAACCCTAACCTTTGTCTTAGAGGGTGCTTCATAACTCAATACCAAAACAACGAAGTAAATAGGCAGGGCAAAGATTGGCTTATGAACCAAACAGAATATCCCGTATTTAAAACCCATATAAGAAGGTCAGAAAAGGTAGACGAAAGCACTTTTGCAGTAGAACCCATAATAACCTATTCAAGAAGAAGCGGGGCAGCTATAGACTATCTTAAATTCGTTGAAGAGTATCTAAATATATAAAGTGATCGAATCGGTCAAGATTGGAGGTGCGATAATGGCAAAGTTTAATCTTAATCAATTACTAAGCAAAGCTTCAATGGGAGACATAGAAAAACCACTAGAGCAGGAGCAGAAGAAAGAACCATACAAAATAAAACTAATAAGTGTATATGATTTAGTACCGTCAAAGGACAATTTCTATTCATTGAATCAAATAGAGGAACTTAAAACAGCCATAGAACTAGCAGGAGGAATAAAGCAAAACTTAAACGTAACACCATTGGAGAATGGAAAGTATAAGGTATTGGCGGGACACCGCCGACGCCTTGCTTCTTTAGCACTAACAGAGGAAGGAAAGGAAGAATACGAACTATTACCATGCAAAGTGGAAGAGGTAGAGGAAGACCAAGAGATCCAAAGCATACAAGAAGAATTACTAATAATACTAACTAATTCCCATAGAGAGAAAACAGACTACGACAAAGTGGAGGAAGTGAAAAGGCTAAGGGAGATACTAGAGAGATATAAAAAGAAAGAGAAGATCCCGGGGAGAATGAGGGAGATAATAGCCCAAGCATTAAACACTTCCCCTGGACAAGTAGGTAGAATGGAAAGCATAGATAGAAAACTATCAGATGAATTCAAAGAAGAGTTAAAAGAAGAAAAGATAAACATATCCACCGCCTACGAACTCTCTACATTACCAGAGGAAGGGCAGCAGGAAATATATAAGGACTATACAGAAAAAGGAAACCTTTCAATAAACGACGTCAAGGAAAAGAAAGCGGAATTAAAAGAAGCAGAAAAAGAACCAGCAACAATAAATACAGAATTCAAAGAAAACAAAAGGGAGAATATCAGTTCTCTAAAACCATTTCCAACGATATTTGAAACAATAAAGAAAAAGGAAGTTGAAGAGTTAGCGGCCTTCATATGTGGTAGGTGTCAAAAATGGGGGAGGTTTTGCGACTTCGCCGTAGAGTGCAACGAGAGAAGCAGGGAAGAAGATAGAATAGAAATTTGTATTAGGTGGCTAAAGATGGAAACAGAAAGGACGGTAAACAATGAAGAGGAATCCAACTAGAGTTGAAAAGGAACAGATAAAGGAAGCGGGGCTAGTACCTAATAACTGGCTTACCATTAAGCAGGAATTAGACAGTTTCACAATCAAGCATAAGAAGACAGGAACTACAAGGGTGATTAAAAAGCAATAAGGATATATGCAAGGGCAAAGCGAAATGGGAAGGAGGGTAAAAGGAGAGTGGTATCTTGAATAAGAAAGAAGTCATACACATAATAGAGTATTGCAAAGATATTCCCAACGAAATTAAATTAAATAATAAAATAGTAAAGAACTTAGAGGACCAATATTACACCTTGCCTGGAACAGTTGTAGATGGACAACCAAAGGGCAAGGGGGGAACATCTAACCCAGTAGAAACAACGGCATTAAATATACCAAACGGAGTAAGTGAACTTATAAGAAAATACGACGAAAGAACCAAACTATTACAAAAGTTATATAGTGAGATAATGGAGGAAGTGGGAAAGCTTTCATATAGAGAAAGAAAGGTAGTATACAGATTCTATATAGAGGATCTAAGATGGGAGAAAATAGCCAAGGGGTTTTACTCTATAAGGCAATGTAAAAACATAAGAAACATAGCAATAGAAAAACTAACGATACAATTTAAAAACAATAGAACAATCCAAAGATATATGAAAGAAAAGTAATGTTTGCCCGCCATTGCCCGTTTTTTAAGCTATACTATATATAGTGGTAAATATGAAAAAAGGTTGGCAAAACAAACGAACTTCAATTTTTGGAGTTCGTATTTTTTTAAATTTCTTTCATACCCATAAAAAAGCAGTGGCGAAACAAACAAATGTTACCAAAAGGGGTGTGAACTATTATGGCAAGGAAACGCAGCCCGGAACGGGATATAGCAAAAGAAATATACCTAGAATCAAAAGGTACAATAATGATAAAAGACATAGCGAAGCAAGTAGGCAAAACACCAGCACAAATAAGCAAATGGAAAAGCCTGGACAAATGGGAGGAAGAACTAAAGAAAAATAAAAGAGGAGCACCAAAAGGAAATAAAAATGCCGTAGGAGCAGGAGCACCAAAAGGAAACAAGAATGCAGAAACCCACGGAGGATATTCAGAAATAAAAGTAGATGAACTACCAAAAGAAGAACTAGAATATCTAAATTCAATAACTCTATGCCCGGAAGAAAACATGCTAAAGGAACTAAGATTACTAATAGCAAAAGAAAGGGACATAAGAAGAAGAATGGACGAGATAGACCTACAGGCAGACGATTACATGTATTTATCAAGAGAAGTAGAAATGCACGCACTATTAACCTTGGACGAGCTAGAGGGACTAGACCCGGAGGAAGTAAAGGAAAGAATGAAGGACCTACAACCTAAGATGAAAACAATCGTAAAGGAAAACAAATTCGAAAGATATATCAAACTACAAGCGGCGTACGACAGACTACATGGAAGGATCATCAAACTACTAGATAGCATTAAGAGTTACGAGATGGACCAGAAGAAGCTAGACCTTGAAGAGCGCAAGTATAACTTCGCTAAGCAGAGGATAACAGGAGAATACTATATAGACCCATTAACGGGAGACATAATAGATGATACAGGAGACCAAGAGGACGACGACCTGGAATAAAAAATAGGTTCTTTCCCCGAAACATTTAGTCCTGCGGGTACGGCGACCCCGGGGGTCGCCTAGGCACCAAGAAAATTTAACGACTTCCGGAAAAGCTATACAACAAAAAAGAGATGGGGGTATGCAAGAGGGGGAAAAGAAAACATGAAGTTACACAGCGTAAAAGTAGTTGCTAGAACTCTAGATCTTTCGGAAAGAAGAGTTAGGCAACTAAGAGACGAAGGAATAATAAAAGAAGAAATGCCAGGCCTTTATAATTTAATGAAAACCAACCACGACTATATTAATTTTTTACGAGGGAATTCAAGTATTGACGGAAAACTAAACTACAACGAAGAAAGAGCAAAATTAGTTCGTGCAAAAAGACAGAATGAAGAATTAGACCTAAAAATTAAACAAAACAATTTGCATGAAACAGAAGATATTGAAGTGGCAATGGGAGAAATGCTAACCAACTTTAAAGTTAGATTATTGGCAATCCCGCCTAAACTCTCACCTATACTTGCAACCAAAAAATCTAAAACAGATATTTATAAGATACTAAAGGACGCCGTAGAAGAAGCCCTTAACGAATTATCGGACTTCAAGACGGCGTTTAATATTGAAAGTAGGGAGGGGGAAGATGAAGAAAAAGAAGATAGCAGCAAGGACATATAAACTATTTACAGATATATTCAAAAAACTAAAGCCTCCACCACCAATAACAATAACAGAATGGGCCGACGAGTACAGAAGATTAAGCCCGGAAGCTTCCGCAGAGCCCGGAAGATGGAGAACTTCGAAAGCACCGTATCAAAAAGAAATAATGAATGCCATAGGAGACGTTACAGTACAAAAAGTAATTGTAATGAGTGCGGCACAAATTGGGAAGACCGACGGTTGTATATTGAACCCCCTTGGCTACTATATACATTACGATCCGTCCCCAATAATGATATTGCAACCAACAATTCAAATGGCCGAAGCTTTCTCTAAAGACAGACTAACACCAATGATAAGAGATACACCAGTATTGACAGATAAAATAAACGATAAATCAAGAAATAGCGGAAACACAATATTACAAAAGATATTCCCAGGCGGGCATGTAACTATGGTAGGAGCCAATTCCTCCGCAGGGCTTAGAAGTAGGCCAATACGAATATTACTAGCAGATGAAATAGACGCCTACCCAGCCACCGCAGGAAATGAAGGGGATCCTTTACTATTGGCCGGCAAAAGATTAACTACATTCTGGAATAAAAAAACAGTATGTGTAAGCACACCAACAGTAAAAGGAGTATCAAGAATAGAAGTAGAGTACGAACATAGCACCCAGGAAGAATGGCACGTACCTTGTCCTAGTTGCGGAGAATATGTAAAACTTGAATGGGCTAACGTAAAATTCGACAAAGAAAACCTTGAAAATATAGAATATACATGTATTCATTGTGGAGCTATAGAAAGCGAATACCGTTGGAAAGAACTATTCGCAGAAGGTAAGTTTATAGCAAAATATCCAAATAGAGAAACTAGAGGATTCCACCTTAACGCCTTAGCTTCTTTGTTCACAGATTGGGCAGACATAGTAAAGAAATTTATTGTAGCGAACGAAGAAAAGAAAAAAGGAAATATCGAATTATTAAAAGTATGGACCAACACAGAACTAGGGCAAACATGGGAGGAAGAGGGAGAGGAAATAGAACCAGATTCCTTATTCCTAAGACGTGAAACCTATAATTGCGAAGTGCCAGAGGAAGTAATAGTTCTAACCGCAGGTGTAGACGTGCAAGACGATAGATTCGAATTAGAGGTCGTAGGCTGGGGAGAAGAAAAAGAAAGTTGGGGGATCTACTATAGGGTTATATATGGAGATCTAAAGACTAACAACATATGGAAGCAATTAGACGACTTCCTTTCTCAAACATTTACCACAGCCGACGGGAGAAAACTAAAGATCCTTGCTACGTGCATGGACTCCGGAGGACACTACACAAACGAAGTATATAGATTTTGCAAAGCAAGAACAGGCAGGAGGGTATGGGCCATTAAAGGCAAAGGTGGAGCAGCAACGCCGTATTATTCAAAACCTACCTACTCAAACGCACTAAAGACACCGCTATTCACACTAGGAGTAGATACAGGAAAGGCCATATTATACCAAAGGTTGGCCGTAGAGGAAGAGGGTCCGAACTATTGTCATTTCCCGAAGGACGAGGGGAGAGGTTACACAGAAGAGTATTTCAAAGGCCTAACATCAGAAAAAATGGTAATGACATACAAAAAAGGCCGTGCACAATATACATGGAAACTAAAAGAAGGAATAAAAAGAAATGAACCACTAGATATAAGAAACTATGCAACCGCAGCCCTTGAAATATCTAATCCGGTATTAAAAAGGGAGGAAGAGGGGAATACGCAACCACAAAGGCAGCAAGGAAGAAAAGTAAGAGCAAAGGGGATTAGATAAATGAATAAGACAGAAGCGAAAGCAAGAAAACAAATAGCAGAAGAGCATTACAAACAGTGGCTAAAAGCAGAACTAGAGGTAACAACACATCAAGCATATACCATTGGGTCAAGAAGTTTAACCAGGGCTAACCTAGGAGAAATAAGAAAGCAAATAGAATATTGGGCTAAGCAAATTGATAAATTTGACAATATCATTAAAAACGGCGGAAGAAATAGAGTATACAGGGTTGTTCCTAGAGATCTATAACCATTTTGTTTGAAGGAGGTGAAAAAGAAACATGATACTAGACCGTATAATAGAGACAGTAGCCCCTACAATAGCCCTAAAAAGAGAAGTTGCAAGATACCAAACCAAAGTATTGAAAGATATTAAAAACAGTGGATATGGCAATTATGGGGCGTCTAGGATAAAAAAATCAATGAAAGGCTGGACAGCTGCCGGTGGTAGTGCGAAAGAAGATATACAAAAACATCTATCAACACTAAGGGAGCGGAGCAGGGACCTATATATGGGGGTACCATTAGCAACGGGAGCCGTAAAAACATGTAGGACTAACGTAGTAGGTGGAGGGCTTAGACTAAAGTCTCAAGTTGACTACAAGACCCTAGGAATGGACGAGGACCAAGCAAGAGAACTAGAGCAGATTATTGAAAGAGAATTTTCTCTATGGGCAGATTCCCCAGCTTGTGACCTGGAAAGACTAGACAACTTTTACGAACTACAACAATTAGCTTTTATTAATTGGTTAATAAGCGGAGACGTTATAGGCCTTATGCCTGTAACTAAAAGGGTTGGTATGCCATACGATATAAGAATACACCTAATAGAAGCGGACAGGCTTTCGACACCAGATGATAAAAAAAGAAACAACAAGATAATGGGAGGGGTAGAGGTAAACGCCCAAGGAGAAGTTATAGCCTACCATATAAGCAAACATCACCCACTATCTAAGGATATGGGACAAACTAAAGAATGGGTACGAGTAGAAGCCTACGGAAAAGAAACAGGAAGAAGGAATGTTCTCCACTTAATGAACAGAGAAAGAATAGGCCAACGAAGAGGAATCCCTTTTCTTGCACCAGTCATTGAAAGCTTAAAACAACTTGGAAGATATACAGACGCCGAATTAGTAGCTGCGGTAGTTTCGGGACTATTTACTGTATTTATTGAAAAAGAAGGAACATCAAGCGAAGTACCTTTCGGAGAAGTAATTCCGGAAGATATGCAAGTAGATTACGACGATCCGGATTCAATAGAGTTAGCTCCAGGGGCAATAGTAGATCTAAGCGAAGGAGAAAAGGCCAACGTAGTAAACCCAGGAAGACCAAACGCTAACTTTGACGGATTTGTAATTGCAATATGTCGACAGATAGGAGCAGCTTTAGAAATACCGTACGAATTACTAGTAAAGAATTTCAATGCGTCCTACTCCGCTTCAAGAGGGGCTTTGTTGGAAGCTTGGAAAATGTTCAGAATGTATAGAACTTGGCTTGCAAATGATTTTTGTCAGCCAATATACGAAGAATGGTTCGCCGAAGCGGTAGCCAAAGATAGAATACCAGCCCCAGGATTCTTTGAAGATCCTTTAATCAAAAAAGCATATACAGGGGCAGAGTGGAACGGACCAGCCCAGGGCTTATTAAATCCGGTACAGGAAGTAAGAGCGGCAGAAAGAAGAGTAGCTAACGGTTTTTCTACTAGAGACAAAGAAGCCCAGGAGATGAACGGTAGCGACTATCATAGAAACGCAGCACAATTAAAGAGAGAAGAAAAGATTATGCAAGAAATAGAGGAAATAAGATACCCCAATGGGAGGTCGGGTGCAACAAAAATTCAACAAGAACTGGAGGAATAATAATGCCAAAGAGACTAGCGGCAAGCAAAATAGCGTGGAATGTTATAGAAAAAAACAAAGATATAACAGAAATATTAATATACGACGTTATTGCAGATAAAAAAAGCTACAATTGGTGGAGAGACGAAGAAGGGACAGAAGTAACGCCCCGTTCATTCAAAGAGGAACTTGACAATGTAACAACATCAGAAGTATGTGTAAGAATAAATAGCGGTGGCGGAGACGTATTCGCAGCGGAAGCTATAAGAACAGCTATAAGAGAAAAAAGAGAAGAAGGAATGAAAATAACTTGTAAGATTGACGGTTTTTGCGGTAGTGCAGCCGTTGGTATTTCGGCCGCTTGCAAGCCGTCGGCGATTTCATCAAGTGCATATTTTATGATACATGACCCAATGGTATTTGCGTATGGATATTACGACGTAAGCGAATTTGAGAGAGCAAAGGCAATGCTTGAAAAAATCAAGCAGGGAATCATAAATGCCTATGCAGCAAAGACCGGAAAAGACAAACAAGAGATATCGGACCTAATGACAGCGGAAACTTGGTACACAGGAGACGAAGCCGTAGAAAATGGGTTTGTAGATGAATTAATGTTTGCAGAAGAAGAGGAAGACGAAAGCGTCGAAAATATACTTAATTTATCGGCCTTCAACACTCAAATGTACCGAAATTTACCGAGTTCGTTGTTAAATCTCCACAACCCAAAAAATGGAGGTTTTCAAAATAAATTAACAAATAAAAACAATAAAAAGGAGAGTGTAAAAAACATGGAAATTAAAACAGTAGACGAATTAAGAAACGCCTATCCGGACCTTGTTAAATCTATTGAAAATACCGCAAGGGAGGGAGAAAGAAAAAGAATCAAAGAAATAGAAAACATAGCACCAGCTGGATTTGAAGATATTATCAATAAGGCGAAATTCGAAGAAGAAACAACCGCAGGGGAAGTTGCAGTCATGATCCTTAATGAGCAAAAGGAAAAAGGAAAGAAATTCCTAGCCCAAAGAGACAAAGACGCAAAGAATAGCGGAGTAGATGAAGTGGGAGCAGCTATAGAAGATATAGACTCCGAGGAAGAAGAAACAGAAAACAGATTTGAAAATGCAATAGACAAGGTATATCCAAAGAATAAATAAAAAGTAGGAGGGAAAGAAAATGTACGAAGTTGAAAGAAACGAATTATTACCAACCAGGCTATTTGCTGGAGATTTTCCGGTAGTAACAGACATTGCAAAAGTAAAAGCCGACACACCTATAGAAAAGCACACAGTAGTAGCACTAACAGCAACGGGAATAGAAGCAGCTTCCGCAGAGACATTAAACGATATATACGGCATTACCGCCGACGCAGCAGACGGCGGAGAGGACGTAGTAATTTATCTAACAGGAGAATTCAAGGAAGAAGCAATAACATTCCCAACAGGAGCAGAAGCAGAAAAAGCAAAAACACCACTTAGAAAACTTAACATATTTATTAAATAAAAAAAGAAAGGAAGATGAACAATGCCTAGTATTTATGAACCAAGAACAATGGGAACATTAATAGAGAGGATCCCAAAAACGACTACATTCCTAAGAGATACATTCTTTAAAAATGTAGAAACATTCCCAACTAAGAAAATTGACGTAGACTTTAAGAAAGGAAATAGACAAATGGCCCCTTTTGTACACCCGAAAAGAGGGGGAAAAACAATAAACAATGAGGGTTACCAAACAAACAGCTACACACCGCCATTAATGGCACCAAATATTTTAACTACCGTAGATGATCTACTAAAGAGATTAGCAGGAGAAAATCCGTATTCCGGGAAAACACCAGAGGAAAGAGCAATAGAAAAGCTAGGGAAAGACTTTATCAAACTAGAAGAAATGATAGTACGCCGTGAAGAATGGATGGCGGCACAGGCAATATTCACAGGACAAATACCTATAATTGGCGAAGGGTTGAACGAAGTTATAGACTTTGGGTTCACCAACAAAAAGAAACTAGAAACCAACAAATGGGGGACAACAGGAGCGGATCCAATAGGAGACTTAAAACTTTGGAGGGAAGAAGTTCAAGAAAAAGGATTCGTAAATTGCGATATTTGTATTATGGCAAGTGACGTAGCTTCCGCTTTCTTGAAAAGCGAAAAGGTAATGAAACAGCTTGACGTAAAAGCCTATGACCTAGCAGTTATTAAACCTAAAGAACTTCCCAACGGAGCAACATACCTAGGGACAATACACGAAATAGCCTTAGATATTTACCAATATAACGAATTCTACCTTGATGATTGGACAGACCCAACAAAACCAACCCAAAAGCCATTAGTACCAAAGAAAAACTTAGCCTTAATGTCAACAGGGGCAGAATATAGCAGATACTATGGAGCGATTACAATAATAGATGAAGATACAAAAGAGTTCATAACGATAGAAGGAGAAATGGTACCAGAAACTTGGGTAAAAAGAAATCCGGCAAGAAGATTCCTACAACTAAATTCAAGATTCCTACCAGTGCCACACGAGGTAGATTCCTGGCTAGTTGCGGAAGTGCTTTAAAATGAATTTCAAAGACCAATTAGATAAAGATTTAAAGAGCGTATTTCACGACACGGGGGTATTTGCCGATAACTTGGAATTTTATTATGATGACAAACCTTACAACATTCCCGTAGTCCTTGACTATGCAGAATATACAGATAGAAAAAAGACCGGAAGCGACTATTCGGAAGGTCTTTTTCATGTAGATTTAATAATGTTTGTATCACTAGAGGACCTAAAGAAAGTCCCGAGAAAAGGACAAGAAATAGAAATAGGGAAAGATATCTATCAGATAGAAAAGGTAAAGAATGAAGCAGGAGAATTAACCTTATACCTGGGCTTAATAATGGAGTGATAGGCTATGCAAATAGAAATAAGCGAAGAAACAAAAACAAGGGTAAGCGTCTTGTTGAGCGAAGTACCAAGAGGACCCGAAAAAGCCTTCACAGGTGCAATCAATAGAGCACTTACAAGAGCAAGGACAGTAATATTTCAAGAAGTTCAAGGAACTTATGCAATAAAGAAGAAGGTACTTGACGAGTTTACAAAAACAGACTTACAAAAAGCTTCTACCAGCGACGTATGCGGGGTAATTAGGTTCGCAGGTACTCAAATACCCTTATATAAATATAACCTAACAAACCCAAAGTACCCAATCCAAGGAATGAAGGTAAAAGCAGGACAAAAGACCGCAACCACCTTTGAACGTGCTTTTATAGCAAAGATGAAAAGCGGGCACTTAGGCATATTTGAAAGAAATACAAAAGAAAGCCTACCAATAAAAGAAATCATGGGATCATCTATGCAAACAATGGCAGGGAATGAAAAAACTATGGAAAAAACTTCAGAAGAAGCCAATAAAGTATTAGACGCCAGATTAGAGCATGAGATCCACAGACTACTAAATGGATATGGAGGTAAGTAATGACGCCTATAGTTTTATTAGAAGAACTAAAAACCTATATCCAAGATATAACAAAAGACATAATGCTACCAGTTAGAGTTGGCAGAGGGAGCAACGAGCCGAAAGAAAGGCCGGCGGAAATCCACCTTATGAACTTGCCAAAAAAAGAAGATGAGATCCAACAAGTACCGTATATCCTTATCAAATATCTAACGGGAAAAGACGAGCAACCAGAAGGACAGCTTACAGATAGCGGGTGTATGGTAAGAATTATTGTAGCAACATATGCAGAAGACGCCGGAGAAGGTGGAATGGCACTATTAAATGTTATTTCAAGGATAAGGTACAACTTACTAAAAGATAGATTGTTAGCAGCCCAATTTGAGTTAAAAAATCCACTAGAAGCGATAATCTACCAAGAAGACACTAGGCCATATTATCTAGGGGAATTAATGACGAGTTGGAGCCTGCCAAGTATAGAAAGGGAGGTAATAATATGAGCGAAAAAGGAAAAAAAGAAACAACTAAAACAACAAAACAAACAACTAAAAAAACAGTAGATAACACGAAGAAAGCTTATTGCTATATAGGACCTAATATTCCTGGGGGAGCATTAAAGCAAAATTCAGTATTAGTAGGCACTAAAGAAAATATATCAGAGAAGTTTAAAGAGGAAATAGAAAAATATCCCCAAATAGAAAAATTAATAGTACCAGTAGAAAGATTAGCAAATGCAAAGAACAGAGTTAAAACACCAGGTAATATAATTAACAAGCATTATCAAGATTTGATTTTAGCGATAAATGCAGAAAGGGAGGTATAATAAATGGCTTACTTTCACGGAGCAAGAGCAGGGCAGAAAGACACTTCTATTTCAACGCCTGTAACCGCAGGCAGTGGAATTGCCTTCGTAGTAGGCACATCCCCAATTCATATAGTAGACGGACAAGTGAACGAACCTATAATGTGTATGAGTTATGGCGAAGCGGTTAAAAACCTAGGGTATAGCGACAATTGGAAAAACTACACCATATGTGAAGCTATGTATAGTCAATTTGTACTATATGGAGTAGCACCAGTAGTATTTGTAAATGTACTAGATCCGGCGAAACATAAAAAGGCAATAGCGGAAACACAGTACACAATAGAAGATGGAAAAATCATGTTACCACTTGAAACCTTGAAAAATACTGTAGAAGTTACAGAATATAAAGAGGGAGTAGACTACGAATTACTATATGACAAAGAAAATCTTGTACTAGAAGTGCTAGAGAACGGGAGCATAACACCAGAAATAACAGAATTAACAATCAAATGTTCCGCCGTGGATCCTAGCATGGTAGATGAAAATGACATAATCGGAGGATTCGATCTTGCCACAAACAAACACCAAGGACTAGAATTGATTGACAAGGTATTTCCTAAGTATGGGATCATTACGGATTTAATTCTTGCACCAAAGTGGAGCAAGAAATCAACAGTTGCAGCAGTAATGGCTACTAAAGCCGAAAACATCAACGGTATATTTGAAGGAAAAGCACTTATAGACCTTGATAGTGGAGAAACAACCCACTATTCAGATGTACCAGCCAAGAAAAAGGAAGACAACCTATTCCAAAAGTACCAATTAGTATATTGGCCTATGGTGAAATTAAGAGACAGACAATTCCACATGTCAACACAAATGGCGGGCAGAATAGCCAATACAGATACAGAAAACGACGATTGCCCAGCGGAATCCCCATCAAATAAACCAATGAAGATTGACGGGGCGGTACTAGAAGATGGAACAGAAGTATTACTAGATCTTAAAGAAGCCAATTACCTAAACAGCCAGGGAATAGGTACCGCATTAAACTTCATTGGAGGATATGTAGCTTGGGGTAATGAAACAGCTTGTTTCCCAGCAGATACAGACGTTAAAAACTACTTTACTAACATATCTCGTATGTTTGCTTGGGTTGCAAATAGTGTAATCTTGACATATTGGAGCAAGGTAGATAAAAATATGACGCCAAGGTTCGTGGATTCCATAGTAGACAGTATAAACATATGGTTAAACGGACTTACGGCAGAAGGAAAGCTATTAGGTGGAAGAGTGGAGTTCAGAGCAGAGGACAACAGTTTAGTAGATATTATGAGTGGTAAAGCGAAATTCCATATTTACTTAACACCACCTAGTCCAGCAAGAGAAATCGAATTCTTATTAGAATACGATACAAATTATGTACTAGCAGCTTTTGCAGCATAAGAAAGGAGGGAAAGTAGAATATGAAAATCGACAACGGAACAGTAAACTTCGCCGTATATGAGGGAGCGAATGAATTCCTAGGTATGGCGGAAGTAACATTACCGGAGTTCACGGCCATAGCAGAGGAAATTAAAGGAGCAGGAATAGCCGGAAATCTTAACGGTGCATATGTAGGCCACCTTGAAGCAATGTCGCTAGAACTTAATTTTAGAAGTGTTTCAAAATCAGCGATAAAGCTAATGGAGCCAGTATCACATCAAATTGAATTGAGAGCAGCACAGCAAAAGTGGAACAATGTATCCGGAAGAAAAGAAATGGAAACAGTTAAACATGTAGCGGTAGTTACGCCTATAAAATATGCACCAGGGAAATTAGCACCAGCAAGCCCGACGGAATCCTCCGGAGAGTATTCAGTAAGTTACTACGCACTATTTATAAACGGAGAAAAGCTAATAGAAATAGATATTATTAACTTTATCTACTTTGTAAATGGAGTAGACTACCTTGAAGACGTAAGAAAAGCATTAGGAAAATAAAATAAACCAATAAGACGAGAAATAGCCGGGCTATCCCGGTTATTTTTCTGTATTGAAAGGAGCAATAAAAAATGGATAGAAAAGAAAACATGGAAAATGTAGAAGTTATGCAAGATACAGAAAATAACGTTGTAGAACTAGAAAAAAAGAGGGACAAAACAACATCATACCTTCATGTATTTAAAAAGCCTTTTAAATGGGAGGGCAAAGAATACAAAGAAATAGACTTTGACTTTGGAGGGCTAACAGGAAACGACGCACTTTCTATTGAAACAGAAATGGAACAGAACAACGAATATCCACTAGCACCAGAAGTATCAAAATCCTACCAACTTAGAATGGCAGCTAGAGCAGGAAATGTTCCGTCGGATCTAATAGCAGCATTACCATTTCAAGACTTTAACAGGATAACCAATGCAGCAAGAAATTTTTTAGTCGGACAGGATCTATAACGCCCGAGTGGTGGCGTAAAGAAAGCATAAAAATGAGTATGCAAACTAATACACCCATACCATTTTTTCTAGATCTTACAACCGCACAAATGTTAAAAATGATAAATACCACTAACAAAATTATAGAAGAAAGAAATAACTAAGGGGGCGGGAAGATGGCAGGAAGAAAAGAATTCGAATTACTATTTAAGCTACAAGCTTCCCTTGGTAGCAACTTCAAAAGCAGCTTCACAGACGCCAAGACCGCAACTAAAGATCTACAAGGAACAATTAAAAACCTTAGAGATACAGCAGGCGACATCAAGAAGTTTGAAATACAAGAAAAACAATTAAGAGCCAGTACGACCGCCGTAGAAAACAACAAAAAAGAATTAGAGGAACTAAAAAAACAGTATAAAGAAACAGGCGGAGAATCAGACCAGTTAAAGCAAAAAATACAGCAAAAAGAAGTACAACTAGCAAAATCCGAAGAGAAAGTAAGAAAAGAAACAGAATCCTTAAAACAGTTAAAAGACAACCTGGATAAAGCGGGGGTCAGCACCGCCAATCTATCAACCGAACACGACAAATTAACCAATTCCATAGATAAGGCGGTGCTAAAACAAGAAAAACTAGCCCAAATAGCAAAAGCCCAGGAAGAAAACAAAAAAGCTATAGCCGGTACTAAAAAAGAACTACTAACCTTGGGAGGGGTAGCGGCAGGAGCGGCTGCCGCAGTATATCAAACAACCGTAAAAGGAGCCTTGGAAGTTAAAAAAGGCATGACTAAACTATACACCTTGGCAGACGAAAACGTAATACCCGTATCGCAAATGGAAAAAGATATACTAGCAATATCTAAAGAAACAGGTATAGCGACCCAAGCACTAATAGAAGATACCTATACCGCTATATCAGCAGGACAAAACACCGCCGACGCTACAGGGTTCGTTCTTGATTCCGTAAAACTTGCCAAGGCGGGGTTTGCAGAAACAGGAGACGCCCTAGACCTACTTTCAACAGCATTAAACGCCTATGGGCTGGAATCTAAAGAAGCTACAAGAATTTCAGATATTTTAATCATGACACAAGACTTAGGTAAAACTTCCGTAGGCGAATTATCCCAGACAATGGGAAAAGTAATTCCTACAGCTAAGGCCAACAAGGTAGCAATGGAACAGCTGGGAGCCAGTTACGCAACAATGACAGCCAAAGGATTTAAAACAGCAGACACCACAACCTACCTTAACGCCATGATTCAAGAATTAGGAAAGACTGGAAGCAAATCAGACAAGCAGCTAAGAGCGACTACTGGGAAGACTTTCAGCCAGCTAATGGAGGAAGGAAAGAACCTTGCGGAAGTCTTAGAAATCCTAGAAGGAAGTGCAAAGAAAAGCGGTGAATCACTAGGGGACATGTTCAGTTCTTCCACGGCGAAAAGTGCTGCTTTAACCTTGTTATCAGATGGAGTAGAGGGCTATACCAAAAACCTTAACGCTATGGAAAACGCCCAAGGCAAAACCCAAAAGAACTTTGAAAAGATTATGCAAGACGAAACCGAAAGAATGGAGAAGGCTAAGAATAGCATTAAAAACCTAACAAACGCAATAGGAAGTGCCTTCGTACCATCAGTTGGAGCAGCAGCCGAAAAAATAGCCGAGGCAGCAGACAAAGCAACAACATTTATATCGAACAATAAGGAACTAGTAGCAATAATAGGTAAATTGGCATTAGGGCTTGTAGCCGCTAAAGGTGGATTCTTGATACTAAAACTAGGATTTTTACAGGTAAAAGGCGGGATAATGGGAATTTATTCAGCATACAACATGTTAAAAGGGCTAAAATCAGCAGAAAGCATGGCAAAAATAACAAAATTAGTGGGAGGAATGAAAGCAAAGATACTTCCAATCATAGCCATAATTACAGCCCTTATAGTAGTAATTAAACTAATAAGTGGGAACTTAGAAGAAATAAGGGAAAAGATAAAGAATACCTTCGGGGACGGAGCCTTGGCAATATTTGACAAGGTAGTAGCGGTATTTAAAAACGTGGCAGAAGAAGCAAAGAAAATAATTGGAAGTGAAACCTTTCAAAAGATTAGGGACTTCTTCAGTTCCTTTGGGGAAGGTAGCCCAATAATAGAAGTAGTAAAGAACGCAATAAGTGGCCTAATGGAATTTATACCAGGACTAATTGACAACCTGGTACAAATAGCCCAAGCAGTACTACCAGTTATTATGTCATTGATAAGCGGGATAATACCAATAATAGGCGTCTTGATTAACTCTATCTTACCAGTTGTGATCGAATTGATCACAAGCATATTACCAATATTACAAAACATAGCTTCTATGGTGTTACCAGTATTAACAGAAGCCATAAAACTAGTAGTAGGAGTTATAGGGGTATTAATCGAATACGGACTGCCAATATTAAAAGGGTTGCTAGAGTTACTAGTCCCAATAATAACCGTACTAGCAAATGTATTTACATCAGTACTACATGCAGCTTTACACAACACCGCAAACCTAATTCAATCATTAACCAGAACCCTAGGTGGAATAATAGACTTCATAACGGGAGTGTTCACGGGCAATTGGCAGCAGGCTTGGCAAGGGGTGCAAGATATATTCGGCGGCCTATTCGGGGACCTAGTAGCCCTGGCAAAAGCACCACTTAATTTAATAGTTGGAGCAGTAAACGGAGTTATCAAGGGACTTAACAAGGTAAAACTACCGGATTGGGTACCAGGCATTGGAGGAAAAGGAATAAACATACCAACTATACCAATGCTGGAGAAAGGTTCCGACAGTTCTCCAAGCACATTTATAGCAGGAGAAGAGGGCCCGGAACTTATAACAGGTTCCCCAGGAAAGAAAGTATTTACAGCCCTAGAAACAGGTAACATATTCGGGAACTTAAAACAGGTTGCGGCAGCGGTTAAAGGGGTAACCATGGGAGGAATTAGGCCTAGGCAAGAACTAGCAATAGCAGGAGCACCAGGAGTAAACTTTTCAAATGCCGGCGGAAAAGTAATAAAGATTGAACACAAACCAGTATTCCATATTACGAATGGAGACCCGCAAGAAATCGAAGAAGCCCTAGAGAAATCAAACGAAAAACTAAAAAGAGAAATAAAAGACGAATTAAGGGAAGAACGGGAAGACGAAAGGAGGACTAAATATGATTAAAACATATAGAACTATAGCTGGGGACACCTGGGACGGAGTAGCATATAAAACCCTTGGCGATTGCTTCTTTATGGACCTATTAATCAAAGAGAACATAAAGCATAGCGAAACTTTCATCTTCCCAGCAGGTATAGAACTTGCTATACCAGAGATAGAAACAAAACCAAATGCAAAACTACCACCTTGGAAACGAGGTGCACACCATGAGTAAGGATCTAGCAAGAAGAACAGAAATTAAACTAGAATTTGAAGGTACAGACATCAGCAAAGATATAAATAGATATCTTCTATCAATGACTTACACAGACAACGAAGAGGACAAAGCCGACGACTTACAAATAACAATAGACGACAAAGAAGGTATTTGGCTGGGGGATTGGCTAAATACACCAGCACAACCCCCAGCTCCCCCAAAAAGTAGCGGCTGGAAAATAGGGGACGAAGTAATAGTAAATGGTAGACCCCAATATAGCAGTTACGGCACGGGGAAGCCTGGTAAAGCCCTTACAAACTACAAGGGGAAAATTACCCACTTAAACCTAAAGCCTAATATCCCGTACCCCATACATGTAGACTACAAGGGTTGGTATGCAGAAAGCCAAGTGGAAAAAGTGGACGAGAAGCAGGAAACCATGACGCAAAGCGGAGGGGCTAAGGGGGCTACCATAAGTGCAACTATAGTGCAAAAAAATTGGAATTCAGACGGAAAAGACAAAGCCTTAGATTGTGGAATATTTGAAGTAGATAGCGTAAACGCAAGCGGACCACCAACCAAGGTAAGCATAAAGGCAACTTCAGTATTCCATACATCAACCATAAGAAGGCAGAAAAAGACCAAAGCATGGGAAAATATACACCTAAAATCAATTGCAGAGGAAATAGCAAGTAAAAACGGTATGAAATGTATGTTTGAATCATCATACAACCCGTTTTATAAAAGACGGGAACAAGTAAAAGAATCAGACATAGTATTCTTACAAACCCTATGCAAAAAGGCTGGAATATCTTTAAAAGTAACAGCAAAAACAATAGTACTATTTGACGCTGCGACATATGAGAAAAAGCCGAGTATAAAAACGCTAAAGTATGGAAGTTCAAATATATTAAGCTATAGGTTTTCCACAAGCCTAACCGACGCAAGTTACGGAAGTTGTAAAGTAAGCTATACAGACCCAAAGACTAAAAAGACAATAACATACACCCACAAGGTTTCAGATAATAAGCAAGTGCTAGAAATCAACGAAAAGGTAACTAGTGCAGCAGAAGCAAAACAACTAGCAATAACACAATTAAGGGAAAAAAATAAGAATGAATTCAAGGCAGACTTTACACTAGTAGGAGACTTGGACTTAGTAGCTGGGGTTACGGTAGACGTGGAAGGGTACGGGATATTTGACGGTAAATACATTGTAGAAACCGCAACTCATAATGTAACGGGAGGATATACCGTTGGGGTAGGTCTTAGAAAAGTATTGGAGGGATACTAATGGACACGGCACTAGAAAATATAGTAAGAATAGGGACTGTAAGTTCGGTAAATGTAGAAGATCGAACAGCTAGGGTACGGTTTATAGATAAAGACAATATGGTTTCGGGTCCATTAAATGTACTACAAAACCACCCAACCATTACAATAGAAAGAGAAGTAGACGGGGGTAAGTGGGATTTTTCAGCAGAGTATGTAACCGCAGATAGAAAACTAGGCCTAGGAGAATCTTACTCTAAAGCAATCCCAGATATAATAAACCTTTCGAAAGTTATTAAATATGAAAAAGCAAATACCGTAGGAGATTGCACACAAACCGGCACCCTAGAAGAGAAAACCCATACAGAAACAATAAAAGTACACCCCTGGCTACCTTTTGTAGGACAAATGGTAGTTTGTTTATATTTACCGCACGGAGAAAGTGACGGGTTTGTAATCGGGGGAATATAGAAGAGAGGGGGAACAATAAATGGCAGTGATAGGAATGTTAGGCGACATAGTATTCAGCGTATCAAAAGAAGCTATAAGTACATTCAATAACTTAAAATGGGATAGCAGCGTTAAATATGCGACCCACGACAGACACCTACAAGACGAATTACTGGAATTTATGGGACCCGCCGCCGATACAATTACTTTCGACATGTATTTTTCCGTATTCCTTGGAATAGATCCTATGCAAGAAATAGTAAAACTACTAAATGCAGAAAGAAAAGGGGAAGTAATGAGGTTGGTAATAGGAACCAAAGCCTATGGCAAAAACAAATGGGTAATCACAGGTACCGGGAAATTACTTGAAAGGTTTGATAACAAAGGAAGACTTCTTGTTTCAAAAGTAAATGTATCACTAAAAGCATATGCGGGGAGGTAGTAAGATGAATTATATTATAACAGCATACGAAACAAAAGAAATTAACCTTGCCCCGGAAACGATAGAAGAAGAAATACTACAAAATATTACCATGATACTATCTACACCACAGTTCAGTGTCCCACTAGATAGAGGATTCGGACTTTCACAAAGATTTGTAGATAAACCAACCCCTATAGCCAAAACAATATGTATTGCAGAGATATTAGACGCTATAGAGAAGTATGAACCGAGAGTAGAAGTATTAGAAGTAACATTCAAAGAAAGCCCAGAAGATGGGAAGCACGGAAAACTAATTCCGCAGGTGGAGGTGAAAATAATAGATGGCTAAAAGATACGAATATCCGGAAATTAGCTTCGTAGATACAGACACAGAAAGATTAACAAATAATTTAATAAAGTCTTACGAAATGTTTACGGGTAGAACTCTATACCCAGCAGACCCCGCCAGGCTTTTTATATTATGGGTAGCAGATATTATTGTCCAAGAAAGAATAATAATAAATAAATCAGCTAAGCAAAACGTACCCAGGTATGCAAAAGGAGAGTACCTAGATTCTATTTCAGAGATATTCAAAGATACCTATAGGCTAGAAGCAGAAGCGGCAGTAAGCACATTAAAATTCAAACTATCCACAACACTAGATACCCAACAAATTATACCAAAGGGAACCAGGGCTACAGTAGATGGAAATATAATCTTTGAAACAATAGAAGATTTATATATACAAGCAGGAGAAGACGAAGGGGAAGTATTAAGCATATGTCAAACGGTAGGAGAAATAGGCAATAACTTTATACCTGGACAAATAAATAAAATAGTAGATCTATTCCCCTACTTCGAAAGTGTAGAAAATACAACTACAAGTGCAGGAGGTTCGGAAAGGGAGAGTGACGAAGCTTTCTACGAAAGAATGAGGGAGAGTATGGAGAGCTTTTCAACCGCAGGACCTACCGGAGCATATATATATCATGCAAAAACAGCGTCGCAAAAAGTAGCCGACGTGTCTGCCTCTTCTCCTACCAAGGGAGTAGCAGACATAAGAATACTTTTAAAAGACGGAGAATTACCAAGCGAAGAGATACTAAATACAATCAAAGAATCTATTTCAGCAGACAGGACAAGACCGCTAACAGATTATGTAACAGTTTCAGCACCGGATTCAGTAGATTTTAATATTGACATAAAATACTATATACCAAAACCTAGTGCTAATAGTGGATCTATAATATCTCAAGAAGTAGACAAGGCGGTAGAAGCTTATATAAAATGGCAAACGGAGAAAATGGGAAGGGACATTAACCCTTCCTATTTAATTTCTTTAATCATGGCGACGGGAGCAAAGAGGGTAGAGGTAACAAGCCCACAATTTACAGAAGTAAAAGACAATGAGGTAGCAAACCTTGTAAATACCAATGTAATAAACGGAGGGGTCGAAGATGAATAATATATATAACATAGACCTTACAAGAATGTTACCCCCAAGCCTTAAAGAAGACGAAAACATGCTAGCGATAGCAAATGCAATACAAAGAGAACTACTAGAAACAATTAAAATGGCAAGAACAACTATAATCTATGGCCGCATAGACGAACTACCGGAAGAAGTACTAGATATTCTAGCCTATGATCTACATGTAGATTGGTACGACTATAGTTACCCCCTGGAAGCCAAAAGGGCAATAATAAAATCTAGTACCAGGGTACACAAAAGACTAGGGACTAAGTATGCAGTAGAAACAGCACTAGGAGCATTACACCCTAACAGCTATATAGAAGAATGGTTCCAATACAACGGAGAGCCTTTTTCCTTCCGTGTAATATTGGACACCACCAATTCAAGAGTAACGGCGGATCCATTAGAAATTAGAAAAGCAATAAATATGTATAAAAGAATGACTGCACATATGGACGACATGATCTACCAATGCAGCATAGGCCTAGAAATAGAAGTGCAATCAGAAAAATATAAATACAAAACTAAAATGGCCGGGAAAGTAACAGCAGGAACCTACCCTTATAGAGAAGTAATAGGAGGGATTGAAGGTGTAACCTTGAGCCTGGAAAGTTCAATAAAAGACCATAAGTTCCATAGTAGACTAACAGGCACTACCCCGGATAGAACAAGAATAGCAGCATTAAGAGATAGAGAAATAGAATTAGACCCTAAAGTAGAGGATTTTAAATTCAATTCTACATTACCTGGAAAAGGGAATGCAGGAGAAACGCCACAAAGAGAAACGAAAGGCCGAAACGAATCAATAGGCCTTGAAATGGAAAATAATATAGAATCATTTAATTTTAACAGCAGACTTACAGGTACGGGGAAAAGAAGGAACATAGAAGCAAACTTAGAAAGTGGACGAATTATTCCGGAAGCTACAATAGTAGGTTACAAATACAATTATAATTTTTGCGGAACAATCGTCGTTAAAAATAAATAACAACAAAGGAGGGACCGGGCATGAGTGAAAAACTACTACAGTCTAAAGCAATAACGGGAATAAAAGAATACGTCAAAGGTACGATAGACTATGCAAAGTATAAAATAGGCAATACCTATTACGAAGTGCCAATTCATAGAAAAGAATACCTAGAGGACGGAAGGTTGGCAGCTTATTTCGCAATAACTCCACAATCACAAACAGACGTAACAATTAAGGAAGTGCAAATTTATGATGTAGACAAGGGCCTATGGCTTAAAAAGAACGAAGACATAAAAATAAGAAGCGTGCAGGAAGGTGTACTTTACCGTTTCACTTTCGACGTTAGGGAGGTATAAAAATGAATTATAAGCGTACAAATTGGCAAGATCACGTAACAGAGCATGAAAACAGATACAGAGAGGTAGATAATGGAGACGGGACAATAACCCATGAGCCGATAGAAGGGGAAGTAATACAACAGGGAACTCCAATCAATGCGGCTAACTTAAACAACATGGAAGAGGGCATAGTCCAAGCCCACGAAGAAATAAAAGTACTAAAGGATAAAACAGAAAGCTTGGAAATATCAAAAGTAAAAAAATATGGAGTAATATTCAGTGGATCCAACCCTAAAGGAACCAGAGTAGAAGACGCAGTAGGAATGATAGCAAATGTAGCAGTAGATGATGAAATAGTTATAAATGACTTTGACGAAGTTTCATTCTTTAATAGGCCTATATGCTGCGGTTATCATGACGAGGACGGGAAGTTCCACGTAAACGCCTATAGGGGAGAACCAGGGTTTGCTTGGGACGGTTCCAAGGGAGAAGTCTACTACGAAGAAACGCCGTTCTATTGGACGGGGGACCTTCACACCTACGTTAGTGTATCAGCGACGCCACTTGAAGGATATAGACTATCCCCAAGATTTAAAAATGGTGTAGACAAGGAATATTCCCCGGTGTTCTGGACAGCTATTGTAGATCTAAAACCAACTTCAAGAAGTGGGACATTCCCTTACTATGGATCAATGAACGACCATATGACGGAAGCTAGAAAGTATCATGCAAAAGCACATACAGAAACAATGACAGCCCGTATGTCAGACTATATACTTCAATTAGTAGAGTTTGCAACAAAGGACCTACAAACAATTATGATGGGTGCTTCTAATATGCCTTATTCAGAAGCAACTGCGGCCAGCAATCCATATAGAGCACTAATTACAGAGGAAGGAACAAACAGGATAGTAATATCAAAAGAAAATTCCGAAAGATTTGCAATAGGACAAACCATTAGCATAGGAACAGTAGGCTACCAAGACACAATAGCCAAAAATAGAACGATAACATCAATAGATTCTGTAGACAACGAATCAGCCGCTATACACTTCGACGGACCAGCAGTAAATATAGCGATAAACAACATAGTTACGTCTAGGCCGTGGAAAAATGGGGTTACAAACATAATTAAGGCTTCAAGCGGTTCTATTGTAAGCAATGAAGATGGGAGATACCCTTGTATATGGAGAGGGAAAGTAGATCCTTGGGCTACGGCTTATTCGGCTATTTGTGACGTACTATTTATTAGAGAAGGAGAAGAAGGAGCGTACGAATACTATCCTCATTACCTAGAAGATCCAACCAAGTATGCAGCAGGAGCCTTAACAGATGATTATACAAAACTATCATACAAGGTTGGAGATACGGGAGGATATGCAAAAACACTTGGAATGGATAAGAGGTTCCCACACGTAAGATTAACGGACGAAGTAGGAGCAAGTAGTACGACATACTTAGCCGCTTACTATTGGGCACCTAATGGAGACATACGGGTTCCCTTTGTTGGCGGTCGCTTGTACCTCGGTCGCAGCTGTTCGCCGGTGTACTTCAACTGCACCACCTCTCCGTCGAACTCCTACTGGGACCGCCTGTCCCGTCTTTTTGTTAGCCGGGCTTAATGGGGGGTTTGGGGGTGCTAACCCCCATAATAAGAAAAGAAACAAAACAATAAAATAATAAATAACATAGGGATTAGATATGCCACGGGTTCCCTTTGTTGGCGGTAACTTGAACAACGGTCGCAACTGTTCGCCGGTGTACTTCAACTGCAACAACTCTCCGTCGAACTCCAACTGGAACCGCCTGTCCCGTATTTTTTATGAAATGACAACAGTATTATATTATTGCATATCTAGTTCCTTACCCCTTGGTAAAAATCGTCGTAACGGCGGGGGCTAGTAAGAAAATAAATATATTTTGCCCAACGTCCCCGAGACCATAAAAAAGAATGGAGACAACTAATGCGTTCTTACAATGTAGATGACAAACTAAAAGACCGTGAGGTAATAAAAGAAACTATAATTAAAGTTTGCAAAAGCAAAAAGAAAAAGAAGAAAGGCAACAATAAGAAATACAAACAAGCCCAATATATACTTAAAAACATAGATAATTATATTGAGATAATCTTAGAAATGATAATAGCCTTTGAAATAGTGCAAAGAGCAAAGGAAGAGGGAGGGTCTGTAGATATAGAAATATATAAAAAGGCCTTCAAGCCGAGAACATACCCAGAATTTACAGTAATAGACGAAGCAAGCGGAAAGAACAGAGATATTACAAGTGTACCTTTATTTCCCGACCAGATTATACACCAATTATTAATTACCGCCGGAGAATCCGTATATATGAAAGGAATGTACGAATATTCATGCGGCAGTATTCCTAAAAGGGGAATACACAAAGGGACAAAGTACATCAAGAAGGTAATAAACCGCCACACAAAAACGGATAAATCAGAAATTAAGTATTGCGGCCAACTTGACATTACAAAATGCTACCAAAGTATTTCGCATACACACTTAAAAGGACTACTAAGAAAGAAATTCCGTGGGAAGCTATATATTTGGTTATCATATGCAGTAATCGACAGCTATACATTCTATAAAGAAGGAGACGAAAGCTACGGCCTACCTATAGGGTTTTCAACTAGCCAATGGTGGTGTAATTTCGACCTAACCCCACTAGATCATTACATCAAAGGGGAACTAGGGGTAAAATACTTTATTAGATATGTAGACGATATAATACTATTTGGTAAAAACAAAAAGAAATTACACCAGGTAGTTAGAAAGATAATGGAGTATCTAAAATCCATTGGCCTTAAAATCAAAGATAATTGGCAAGTATTCAGATTCGACTATATAGATAAATTGGGGAAAAGAAAGGGAAGAGCTTTAGACACTTTAGGCTATAGGTTTTTCAGAGACAAAACAATACTAAGAAAAAGAAATGCACTCAAAATAAGAAGACAAGTAACCAAAATAAGTAAAATGAAAGAAATAACAGCCCATGCAGCCCAATCCTTAATGTCAAGGCTGGGTTGGCTACGGCACTGTAATTCGTTTAATTTTTGGCACAAGTACGTAAAGCCATTTATTAATATAAGAAAACTGAAGGAGGTAATAAGGAATGAAAGCAGAAAGTACAATCAAGCCTGCGTCTCCGTTTGAAATTGAAATCAACGGAGATATTTCCACGATAAAACTCTACACAAATATTCAAGAAGTGAAAGAGGTATCAGAGGAAGCAGAAGCGGCAACAACAAAATATGTATATGAAGAATATCTATTAGAGGTACCTAGTAGATCCAACCTAGAAGCCAACGTCCAAGAAAATTACGACGAATGGCTACAACTTGCAATTAAAAAAGAAAATGAACCAAAGCCAGAAACGGACAAAGAAAAGTTATTAAGAATGGAGAGAGAAAACAAGCAGTTAGGGATCGAACTATCAGAAAGAGAAATCAACGAGATAACGCAAGGGCTACAAATTAGCGACTTAGAAATTCAAATATTAGAATTACAGATGGGAGGTAAATAAGATGACTAACTTTGAAAAATGGGAAGATAGGTACAAAAGGAATTGGTGTACCAAAGATCAACTTAAAAGATTAGTAGAACTAAAAGTTTTAACAGTAAACGAGGAAAAAGACGAGTACAAACTAATCACCGGTGAAGACTATGGCCTACAGCGTTAAAGACTACAACGAATTACTAGAATTAATACGTAGTCAAGAAGGGGTTATCTCAAAACAAAATAAAATCATAGAGACGCTAACAAACAAAAACTTAGAACTAGAAAATTTTATAGAATCGGTAGGCATAGAGCAGAAAGAAAAACAATATAACTAAACCTACCAATTGAAGGGGACTAGAAATAGTCCCTTTACTAATTTTGAAAAAATAACGAGGTGAGCATATGGGAGACAAGATAATAGAATTTTGGGTACTGTGGGCCATGGGCTTAATAGGTACAGCGATAACAGTTTATATCAGAAAGAGAATAAAGAAAGTTGAAGTCAGACAAGAAATAGAAATAAGAAAACAAATAGCGATAGAAGCCGGAATGCAAGCATTACTAAGAGACAGGCTAATTCAATCATATAACTACCATAAGGAAAAAGGATATTGCGAGATTCACAATAGAGATAATATAACAAACATGTACAAGCAGTACCACAACCTAGGAGAAAACGGAGTAATAGACCGACTTATGGACGAACTACTAGACTTACCCGTAAAAGAGGTGGTAACTAATGGTTAAAACAACACTACTTGCTGCCGTTGGATCCATATTTGGAGCGATAACGGTACTATATTTATTTCACTTAAAGCAAAATAAACCAAAGAAAAGGAAAAAGAAAGACAATTTAAAGATTGAATTTAAAAAGAAAATAGTATTCCTGGTATTAGTGACGTACTTCATAGGTGTAATAGTGGGAACAATAATAACTTTTATAGATCCGTCACAACTTTCCGCACTATTAACCTATATAGGAGCACCAACCACCGGAGCCATACTATCCTATTGCTGGGTAGTGAGAACAGAAAACGCAATTAAGCTTAAACAATCATATCCCCAGGAGACGGAAGGAATACCAATCGACTTAAACAATACTAACATGTAAAGGAAGGGGTAAAAGATGAACAAACACAAATTTATTGAGAAAGTCGGGAAAATGGCCGCCGATTCTATGCAAGAAACAAAGATACTTGCTTCCCTAACTACCGCCCAAGCCATATTAGAATCCTCTTACGGCCAATCCGGACTAACTCAAAAGGGGAACGCCTTATTCGGAATAAAAGCGACTTCCACCTGGAAGGGAAAAGTATATTCAAGCAAAACTAAAGAATGTTACGACGGTATAAACTTTGTAGAAATTCAAGCGGCCTTTAGAGCATACGACACCTGGGAAGAATCTATAGAAGATCATTCAAGATTATTAATTACAGCCACCAGGTACAAAGCACTAATAGGAGAAAAGGACTACAAAAAGGCTTGCCAAGAGATACAAAAGGCAGGCTATGCAACAGACCCCAGCTATGCAAACAAACTTATTCAATTAATAGAGCAATACAAACTATACGAGTATGACAAAATGAGGTCCACAGAGCAAATAAATACACAGAAAGGAAATGTTATGGATTCTAAAACCTTAATAAACAAAATGTACGACATTTTAAATAACTATAAGACTATATACATGTGGGGGTGCTTCGGATCCCCGGTAACAAATAGAATAATAGACCAAAAGGCCAAGCAATACCCTTCCTGGTACACCGCAGCAAGAGTAAGTAAACTTAAAAGCATTGTAGGGAAAGGGTATTTTAGTTTTGATTGTGTAAACATAATCAAAGGGATCTTATGGGGGTGGAATGGAAATAGCAAAGAAACCTGGGGCGGTGCTAAGTATGCAACGAATGGAGTACCAGACATCAACGCCGACGCCTTTATTAAAGCTTGCAAGGGAGTATCTACAAACTTTAACAACATAGTACCTGGTGAGGTCGTATGGGTACCTGGACATGTAGGTATATATGTAGGAGACGGCAAGGTAATAGAATGTACCCCAGCGTGGAGCGGAGACGTTCAACTAACAGCCTTATTAAACAAAGGACCCATAGCAGGACTAAACGGCAGAAGGTGGAATTCTCATGGCAAAATACCCTATATAAACTATGTAAACATACCAGAGGGGACAACCCCAGCAACCCCGGCACCAGCACCAAGCCAAGGGACGAGGTTTAAGGTAGGGGACAAAGTAACTTTATTAGGCACGACCACAAAGTACGCTACAGGACAAATTATACCAGGCAACATAAAAAATAAGACCTATACTATCCAACAGGTAAAAACGGATAGGGTACTATTAAAAGAAATATATAGTTGGGTACCAATCAAAGACGTATCTAGTTTAGGAGGAAGTAACGCAAAGACTTTACAGGTAGGATCTAAAGTAAAAATAACCGGAGCAAAGTACGCCACAGGACAAACAGTACCGGCCTGGGTAAAGTTAAAATCCTACAAGGTAACACAAATCAAAGGGGATAGGGTTTTACTATCAAGTATTAATTCATGGGTAAACAAAACAGATTTAAAAGTATTATAAAAATAAAAGGAGAGTGTTAAACATGGGTCAAGCTTTACAAAACATATTAATTGCTATATTATTAGCAGCAATACCAGTAATCACTAAGGAGTTATCCGACTTTCTCAAAGCAAAATCAAAGGAAGCAAAGAACCAAAACAAGTTGCAAGAACTAAATAAATATATAGACTATGCAGCAGCTATCGTAATCGACGTAGTAAATTCTGTGTCTCAAACCATGGTGGACAGCCTAAAGAAAGAAGGGGCGTTCACTAAAGAGAAACAGAAAGAAGCCTTTGAAAAGGCTAAGCAAGAAATATTATCCATACTAACAGAGGAATCCAAGAGTATTCTTTCGGCGGCATATGGAGACCTGGACAAATGGCTAGATAATAAAATAGAAGCCACAGTAAAGGCGGAGAAGGTAGACTTTATCACTATTAGATAG